GCCATTTCTATTTGAGAGCCTTTTGCAGGCGCTTCTTGATTTCAGCAGCTTCGCTCGGCGGCCACGCCCAGCCATGAGCTGGCTTGGGCAGCTTGAACTTCCTGAGGAGCGCTCGACAATCGCGAGGATGATGCCCCAGCTCCTGACAGATCGTCGAGATAGTGATGTAGTCACCCGACTTGGTCTTCGCCTTCTTCCGTGCAACCCTCTCCTCGTCAGTGATCTGACGCCTGGGCTTGCGTTCGCTAGGTGTGGACGTAGGGACGATCCTCGGGCGCTCTTGGGCCTCTACGGGCGTGACGTGCTCGAGGTTCCCGTCGTGATCGATGACGATATGTGAGCGGCCGAGGAATGCGTTGACGTAACCCAGCATAGGCGACTCAATCTCCCACTGACGCTCGACCTTGTTCGGGGTGTACTCGATGGCGCGCTCGAGGTCGTCGCTGCGCTCGCCACGGATGCGCGTGCCGTTGTCCAGCAGGATTTGGTCGTCCTTGATCCACTTGTAGTTGTTGTCCCCGATGATCATGTCGAGGAACGCCTTGGCCGCGTACGCAGCGTGGAAGTTGTGGAAGCAGAAGCCCCCATCGGCGCGATAGCAGTAGAAGCCGAAGTTAGAGGATATGGGGGAGAGCGCGATAGGGTAGGGATGCGGGAGCGAGCGGTTCTTGGGCGTCAGCTCGGTGTGCGTGATCATGACGAGAGTCCTCAGTGAATTGACCTTGAACCGACGGAAGTAGGGCGACGGGTCGTGGAGGAGGAGGGTGTATCTGGAGTGTCGGTCGTTCCTGGCGAAGACGCGTTCAAGCGACTTTGTTTCTTGGAACGCAGCGACGACAGGAATTGGCGAATTTTGATCAGCTCGGGATCGTCCTCGGTCTTCCATTGCCATCTCTTGTGGTAGCCGAACTCGTCGCGCAATATACGACGAAGAGCAGGCGGGTTCAGGTCAAATTCGCGGGCGAGGTGTTTGAGAACTACCATCGGAGATGTCCTTCATGATGCGGTTGAGCTTGACCATCAGGGCTGGAAGCGTCGGCGCTTGTTCGATGAACGGACGCGAGCGCTTTCCCACGTTGGTGTAGAGCGCGAAATACCACTGTCCGTCTGTGTTCTGTTCGATGTCTACGCGAATTCTACGCATGGCCGTGTCTCCTTTTCCTGAGCCAAATCATATCTCAAGCGCGTCCGCATATCAACGTGTGGGAGAATGAGGGGTATTGACAGACGTGGAGTGTACGGGTAACCGTCGATCCACAAGACCCACTAGTCGCGCCCGCGCCGACCGGCGCGCCGGGGAACAAATGACATGGCCAAGAAACCGCCTAAAATCCGAAAGAAAGACCTGAAGCCGCCGGAGAACCGCCCGCCTGCGCGTAAGCGTGACGTGCGTGAGGCGTTCATACAGGCGCAGCTCGAGGACAAGCCTAAGCCCGTCATTGTCGAGCTTGGCCCTCGACTCCCCTACAAGGCGAAGCATCATTGCGAACTCGTGCGCAAGCTCGGGGGCGAAGGAGCGAGCGAGTCTCAGATGGCTATTGCCTGTGGGCTATCGCGACGCGAGTTCAAGCGCTGGCGCAGGGAACATGAGGAGTTTGATACAGCAGTGGAGCAGGCGTTGACAATGGCCGAAGCTCATTGGGAACATCGCTGGATTGGCAACATGGACCGTATCGGCCACAACGCGAACGCCTACAAGCACATGATGGCGTCACGCTTCCGCGAGACATATGGCGAGAAGGTGCAGGTGTCAGGTGATGAGGAGGCGCCCCTCACCGTGATCACTCGTCGCATTGTGCGCGCTCCCAAGCGAGGAAGCGATGGCTCTTGATGGCGAGTTGATCCTCGACACTGCCGAGGTCTTCGAGCCGTTGCTCGACGACGATCTACGGTATGTGGCGGCGTACGGCGGACGAGGGTCAGGCAAATCGCACTTCTTCGCTGAGAAGCTAGTCGAGCGCGCACTGTACAGCACGAGCACGCGCGCCGTTTGTGTGCGCGAGACGCAGAAGTCGCTCGCTCATTCCTCCAAGCAATTGCTCGAGGACAAGATTGATAGAATGGGGATGGCCAGACGGTTCAAGGTCACGGACGAGATGATCGAAGTACGTGAGAAGGCTGGCAGTTCCAACATTGATGGCCATATCATCTTCCAGGGTATGAAGAACCACACAGCGGAGTCGATCAAGTCGCTTGAGGGTTACGACGTGTGCTGGATCGAAGAAGCGCAGATGATCAGTTCGCGCTCGCTCAAGCTCCTGCGACCGACGTTCCGCAAGAAGGGTTCACAGATATGGGCATGCTGGAACCCGAACTTCGCGACCGACCCGATTGACGTATTTCTGAGGGGGAAAGTCATCCCTCCTCGTTCGAAGGTTATTCGCGTGAACTACTACGACAATCCTTTCTTCCCTGAGGAGCTGCGGGAGGAGATGGAATTCGACCGTTCACGCGACACGGAGAACTATCGCCATGTGTGGCTTGGCGAATACCAACAGAACAGCTCGGCTCGCGTATTCAAGAACTGGCGCATCGGCGAGCCCGACGAGTTCGTGACCAATGACAAGACGCGCTTCTATCACGGGGCCGATTGGGGGTTCAGCGTCGATCCAAGCGTAGGCGTGCGATGCTATGTCGATGGCCGCAAGCTGTTCATTGACCGCGAGGTGTACAAGGTAGGGTGCGAGGTACAGTTCCTGCCGTTCCTGCTCGCAGGCACGTCGGACGCGCAGCTCGCGACAGTGCGAGGGAACAGCGTCGCCTTCTCCGACTTGCAAGGGCGCGGGATCGAGTATGGCGGGATCGACACGATCCGCAAATGGCCCCTGATCGGAGACACGGCTAGGCCGGACACGATCAAATATCTGCAACAACATGGCTTCCCGTTGTGTCGAGCTGCGAAGAAGGGCGCCGGCTCGCTCGAGGATGGCATCGAGTTCTTGCGTTCCTACGACATCGTTGTGCACCCCGACTGCATCCACACGATAGACGAGCTGACCCTGTACTCTTACAAAGTCGATCCGCTCACCAACGAAGTGACGCGCGTCCTCGAGGACAAGAAGAACCACGTCATCGACGCATGCCGCTACGCTGTTGAACCCCTCCGCAGAGCAAAGATGGGAATGTTCTGATGTCTCGCAAACCAAGACTGACTGTCGTCAACACCGCCAAGCCGTACGTCCACAAAGCTGCGGGCAAGGCCAACGAGGCCTTCAACATCATCCGCGACCGTCTCAATGCGTTTCTCGGATACTCGCACGACGGAAAGCGCGACCTCTACTCGACGTTCGGCTACCCTCGGCAGGTATCCACAGACCTACTGTGGACGCATTACCTGCGCGGAGGCATCGCCAATCGCATCATCCGATCTTACCCGAAGGCGACGTGGCGAGATCGCCCGACGTTCGGTGACGGGGACGGCGACAGTCACGAGGAAGGCGAGAGCTATTCGCCATTCGCCAAGTCGTGCAGGGACCTGCTGAAGAAGCATCGGGTCCTCGGCTATATCGAACGCGCGGATCGTGTCGCGAGCATTGGCCGATACGGCGTCCTCGTCATGGGCTTCCAAGGTACCAAGCTCGACCAGGAGTTGGTCAAGGGGAAGGAGAGCAAGCTGCTCTACCTCGCCCCGTATAGCGAGATGAATACCACGATCAACGAATGGGACAAGGACCCTACATCGCCTCGCTTCGGCCTCCCCCTGACCTACAACATCCGCGGATCATCGTTCATTGACGGCGGCTCGACGCGCACGCCTACCAAGTCGTTTCTCGTCCATCACTCCCAGGTCCTCCATATCGCTGAGTACTTGGAGGAGGATGACGTCTTCGGCACGCCGCGCCTGCTGCCCGTGATCAATTACCTGATGGACCTGGAGAAGGTCGTAGGGGGCAGCTCGGAGACGTTCTGGCTGACAGCCAACCGCGGCATCGCTGTGTGGGCGGATAAAGAAGCATCGCTCACAGACGAGCAGACCGCCGACATCAAGAAGCAGGTCGAAGAGTTCACGCACCAACAACAGCGCTTTCTCGCAGGTCAGGGCATGACAGCTCAGGTCTTGGGCAGCGAGTCGCCTGACCCTGCGCCGAACGCTGAGAAGCTCCTCGACCTGATCGCAGGTGCGACGCGCATCCCCAAACGTATCCTGATCGGGAGCGAGCGCGGCGAGCTTGCGTCGGGTCAGGACGAGAACGCCTGGAACCTGGTCATCGAGGAGCGTCGCGAGGACTTCGGCACACGCTTGCTGCAAGAGTTCGTGCAGAAGATGATCGACACGGGCAACATTGTGGAGCCTAAGCCCAAGCCGGAGCCGACCAACACGAAGGGGCAGCGCAGCGAACCGATCAAGCTCAAGGAACCCCCCAAGCCTGAGCTGCCGCCGTCGTTCGGCAACAAGGACGAGAAGGAAGAAGTTGACTTTGATATTAACTGGCCAGATACAGCGACGATTGGCCCCGTGGAAGAGTCAACGGTCATGGTCAACAAGACGAACGCCCTCGTCTCGTACGCGAAGTCTCCGGGCGTCGAACTGGTCGTCCCTGTTGCCGAGTTCCGTCGCGACTTCCTCGGTCTTGAGCCGGAGAGCGAGTATGAGCTGCCGGAGCTCGAGGACCCCCTTGACGAGGAAGCTCTTGACGGCGATTTGCCCGAGGAGGCTGAAGAAGAGCCCATCGTGCAGGCGAGCACGCCGCGCACGCTGTACGTCTTCCGGGAAGTGCTCAATGCGTCGCAGCTCTACACGTGGGGCAAGAAGTACGGGATCAAGGACATGCAGAAAGGTCTGCACGTCACTGTGTGCTATTCGCGTACGAAGCTCGACTGGATGACTGTGCAGCCCGAGTGGATGATGTCATCCGATCCTGAAGCAGAGGCCGAGGCCCGCCTGATGGTCATGCCTGGCGGAGCTCGTGTCGTCGAGGTGATGGGCCAGGGAGATGATCGCGTCATCGCCCTCAAGTTCCAGAACGCTGAGTTGCAGTATCGTCACCGGGCGTTCCGGGATGCAGGAGCGTCGCACGACTTTCCCGACTACCAGCCGCATGTCACGCTCGCGCCTCTCGCAGGCAACGAAGAGGCCTTTGAGAAGTTGAAGGCCAGCGATGCTTACAAGGGTGCTATCGCTCTCGGCGCTGAGATGTTTGAGGAGGTGAAGGAATGAACGTCCACGTCCATGCACACGAGCTGAGGGCGCACGCGCGTAGCGATCCGACAAAGACTACTGTGTTGCGTCGTCGGTTTGAGCGCGATCTGGTGCGGCGCTTCCGCACAATCGCCCGGCTGGTGAAGGAGGGTGTCGTCGAGCGCAACGCTCTCAAGCTCAACCAGCCCATGCCTCAATTCGACTTTCCGACATCCACACGGAAAGTCGGGGCGTTCATGCAGTGGCTGAAGAAGGCGGAGAACCAGCATATTCTCGAGATAATCGAGGGTACGCCGGTCGAGAGCGCAGCGCAGCGGGCATGGACGCAGGTCTATCTCCGAAGCGCGTATCAGAAGGGCCTGTCGCAGAGCGGATCGAACGCGTCAGCACAAGGTGTGGACATCTCGGACACGTT